AGGAAGATCGACATCAAATCCTGTAGTTGTCGTAACTGGATATTGCAGTGTTCGAGCAAACTGTTCTTCTAACTGTTGCAACATAGCAACAATCTTATCTAGTTCTGAATTAAGGGTTTGGATAGGGAAGTTACCAGATACTGGAAAGTCTGATAATCTTTCAATCGCTAGATCTCTAACGATTGTAATACTATCATTCAGTGTAGCTCCTGGACTACCTAAAGTAATAGATCCCCCACCAGTTACACCTGCACCAGTAACGCTGTATTGTGATGCAGATGATGGTGAGTTGTTGTAAGTAAGGAGTGTCGTACCATTGTAAACTTTTAGATCAGCTACTGCAAAAAACTCAAAAGGTACAGCAAAATTAGTCTGTCCAGACGTAGCTGTATATTGTATTCTAGGTGTAGTATCACTTATTTGTAGTGCCATTATCTTATGCCTTTTTCTAATCTATCGAATATACTATCTAAATACCATATATTTTGTAAAGGTAAAGACCTTCGTATAGCTCTAGCAGTAGTATAGTCATAATTACCACTACCTGTGTCAATCATAATCTCATGTAAGTTTCCTAATAATGATCCTGTTGGACCAGCTAGTCCTATTTTTTGTTTAAATGTTGAGTCATAAGGTTTTCCTGCTCCTAATGCTGGAGCAATACCTAAATCATTATTACTTGCTACTTCAATCATTCTATTAACATCACTAAATATACCAATAACAGCAGATCTATCTATTGCACTTGCTATTTTATCACCTAATTTCTTTTTAGAATAATCTCTATCAAATGCACTTGTTCTAATCATATCTACCATAGCACCCATACCTACTAAGAATAAAACTCCAGTAAAGAAATTTTGATCTCTTTCTTGTAATCCTCTCATTAATATAGCTTGTGTTGCTCCCATACCAAACTTTTTAAATTGAGCTAATAAACTTAAAGTAGCATCATTCATCCACAAAGGAACATCTCCTTTATCAGGAGTAACAATAGTAATTCTAATTTCTTTTCTTAAAGCATTACCAAATGCTTCAGCAGCACCTCTGTCATCCCAATTATCAGATCTAGCTATTCTTGTATATTTAAAGTTACCACCTTCTTTTCCTTTTGGACCTAATCCAAATTTTTCATATTGGTTAAATATTCTTTTAGCCATATCTCTATTTATTCCAGCAGATGCTAATTTAGCCATATCTTTTTTGCTAATGCTTCCTTTCATAAAGTTTTCAGATAATTCAATTATTTTTGATCCACCAATAAAAGATGCCATACTTTTTACACCTGTATTCCAAACATTCATCATATTAATATAAGTGAAATATACCGAGTTTAATCCAGATGTAGCTCTTTCTATTTTATTAAATCCAAATACCATATCATCAACATTACCTAAAATAGATGCTCTACTAGCAAAAACTAAATCTAATGCTTCACCTACCATTTCAGCTTCTTTCTTAGCTAACTTTAATAATTTAAAACTTGTTTGATTTGTAAATACTTCAAAAATTTGACCAAAACCATTTTTCAATCCATTTTGCATAATTAATCTTGCCATGTCTGGAGCAGCAGATAAAAATCCAGAAAGAAAAATCATATTATTTAAATTTTTTAATGTTCTAACTCCAGCAGGAAATGCACCACTTGGATCAGCAGGTAATCCATAAGTACCTCTTAATAAATCACGCATAGCTTCTAAATCTCTTAATTCACTATCTCTTTGTGCTATTAACTTTTCTCTTAATTTAGGTCTAGTTGCTTTAGGTGCTTTTACATTAATATAATTATCCCATTCTATTCTTGCTTCAGCTATACCTGGTCTATATCCAGGACCTCTTATTCCCATCATAGATACATCACCAAATACTTTTGCTATTTCAATATCAGGAACAATAGAATTAAAATATTGTTTCATAATAACATTAATATCATCCTCTAAATATCCTTTACGAATTAATGTTTCATCATCAAAATTCCATACTCTATTACGTAAATGTTTAGATATACCAGATGCTTGAAATGCAAATTCTAAATCAAATGTATCATCTTTTCCTATAGCGTTTTTAGGTAGTTTATTAAACGGAATAGAAGATAAAATATCATCAATAATATCATCTAGTTCATCACTAGATACTTGTATTCCTCTAATATGAAAAGACTCTTTTAAATCTTCTTTAAATTTTTCTTTATTTTTTCTAATGTTGTCTTTTCTCCAATATCTAGGAAGATAGTTATTTCTTAATGGACCAGTTTTATTTATAGTTTCAAACCTACCTTCTTCATCAGCTATTCTTTTTTCAATTTGTTCTAAACTGTATTTTTTTCCTTTTTGTGTAGTAGTTTTTTCTCCACTACTTTTCATTCTATCTCTTGTCTTTTTTAAACCTGCTATAATTGTTTTAGAATACAAACTAAACAATTCTTCAGCATCAGCTTCTCTACCAATTAATGTAAAAAAATCTTCTCTTACTTTTCTTGCTGCTTGGACAATTTCAGGAGCTAGTTCATTAGCACCAAAGTTTTCTCTTGTTAATGCTTTTGTAACTTCTTTTCTAAATGCTTGTTCTGACATAATGTCATTTGATTTAAAAGAATTAATTGTTCTATTTACAAAATTAGGTTCACCTAACTTTTTTTCTGTATAAACTCTTTTAAGATAGTCTTTATATAAATTTTGAACTACTCTTGTATTATTAACAACATATAAATATTTTCTAGCAATCTTTGATTCAATAGATTGTGTTGTTTCAATACCTTTTAAATTTTTCTTTTGAATTAATTTAGTATCTAACATATCTGTAACTAATTCACGCATTGTTAAAACAGGAGATTTAATTAATCTAAATACAGGTGTTAGTGGTGTATTCTCTAATCCTGTTAAAGTGTTAATAAATTCTTCATCAAACAAATCATCATTATAAGATCTTCCTTGTGCTTGACCTCCAGCACTTGCACCTGCTGACTGAGGATTCATTTTTTTATTTGGATCTATTATTCTTGTATCAATGTCATCACTATCAGTAATTTTAACACTAGCTACTTCTGTTTCTTTTCTATCTAATCTATCCATAGATCTATTGTATTTAGAAATAGTTTCTCCACCTTCTTTATTTCTTAATTTAGTAATACCTGACAACAATCCTGTAGTAACAGCTGTTCCAAAAGGTACTAAATATCCTAATTCTGTTTCTCTATTTGAATCAATAGCTTGTTTGTATAATTCTTCAGCTGTTATAATTCCTGTAACTTTTTTAACATTTAATGCACCAGTAGTTGTTCTAAATGCTTTAGCTCCAAATGCAATCATGCTAATAGGATCTAAAATAGCTCCTGTTAATCTACCTAAAAAGTATGCACCTGGATTTTGAGATATTAATTGATTATCTTCTTTTAACTGTTTAATCATATACCTTGTTTCTTCTTTGCTTTTAGAAGATTTAAAATAATCAATATTATTAATATAAGGTTCTAGTTCAGGATCATAAAATGGTGAATATTCTGGATCTTCTTTAAATGTTTGGTTTCTTTCAATAAAAGTAGAATATGAAAGAGCAACGCTATTTTCATCTGCAAATCCTTGTTTTACTTGTTGAAGTTTTGGTCTAGCAAAAAACTTATCTATGCTTGATTCATTTTTAGCATAAGTAGGAACATGTCTACCAATAAAACCTTTGTATGCAACATTTGACATTACTTGATTAAACCATATGGATTAACGGTTTGTTTTTCTAAATAATCCAAGATTTCATCTTCCGAAGTCATCATTTTTACTCCAGGATAATAAACAGTATAAAATATGTTTTTAATAATCTCTCTATCAATTCCTAATTGATTAAACATCTCTACTTCAGAAGATTGATCTAAATACTTATCAATAGCATTACCAATAATGGCTTCATTACTAATTAACTGATCTCCTAAGACTATAGCTCTATCTGGTCTAAAATATTGTTCTTCATCAATATCTCCATCTAATTCTAATCTTGTAGTAGGAGCATTAAATATTTCTGGATCTAAATTATATCTATAAACATCAGTTCCAGGCTCTCTAGTTAAAAAGATACCGTCTTGTTCAATACCTAAATCATAGGCTCTATTTAAATCAAAACTAACTTCATTTTCTTGATCTGTTCCAAAATTAGTAAAATATAAATTAGGATAAAATTCCTTCATATAAGATACGCCATATTTAGTTTCCATTTCTCTAATTCTGTTAAAGAAATGCACAGCAATATACATATCTTTATCTTCTGGGTTATCGTAAGGAATCTTGTCATCTAATGGTTGATATGTCAGAGTCAATCCTTCACCTTTTTTCTCATACTTACTTACCCCAAATCCTTGATCTCTTAATTTTCTAACTGTTAAATCTAAAGCTAGTTCTTGATTTTCTTTAATTTGTTTTTGTAAAGTAATATCATCATTACCAATCTTGTTAAAATCTACGAGTTTATTTAACTCTAAAACATAAATATTATTTAATTGAGCTTCAATATTAGGAGGCACATCTATTATTTTACTTCTAGCTTCTTTGTATCCTTTGCTTTCATAAAACAAAGGTTTAGTCATACCTATTGAAAACTTTTCAAATTCTGTAACACCAAATAAATCTGTATAAGAACTTGTTTTCTTTTTCTTATCTCCTTCTTTTAAAGCAAATGGAACAATGTTATACCCACCAATTTCAACACTAGGTAATTTATTTCTTAAATAATTTAAAAGAGCTTTTCCTCCATATTGAGTTCTTGCATCTTCTACTATTTTATCTTCAATAACTTGTATTGTTGCATATGTTAATTCATTATCAATTACGTATTGATTAGCTTTTCCAAAATCAAAACCACTTTTAAGATTATCTCTATATTCTTTTAACAATCCTCTCATGGATTCTATATCTGTAGTAATAATATTAGTATAAAGTTCTCCTCTTGTTTTATCTAAGTATTGAAAGAAATCACTAATTTCTCCAAATCCTTGTTCATATAAAGCATTAGGGTTTTGTCCTTTAGATATTCTATAAAAACCAAAAGCATTATTAATATTTTTAATATCAGTAGAATTAATACTCCCTGGATCTTTTGTTAAAATAGCATCTACTCCTGCAAAGTTATTAGCAGTATCTGGAGGATAAACTCCATTTTTTAATTGATATTCAAAAACACTTTTATCTATTAAATTGCTTCTTTCTTGATTAACTTGGCTAATGCTTTTTCCATCACCTTGTTCACCATAATTAGGATTATTCGTAGATTCATTAACAATGTCCATATATTCATTAACTGTTAATGGAGATGTTCCAATCATAGCATATCTAAATTTATTTAACTCGTTTTTATCTAACTCAACACCAGTTTTGTTTTTTATTAAATCAATAAGAGTAGGATCTGAATTAGGTAAGATTCCTCCATTATCTAATTTTATTTGATTAAGAGCTTTATGTATATTGATTGCTCTCATAGAATTTTCTATAGTTTTTGCAGCTAAACCAGGATCTCTATATAAATAATCATCTTGAGCTACTAACTCTACAACACTATTAAGATTAGCATTAATAGCAACTTGTGCATTATTTGCATAAATACTTTCTACAAAAGATGCTTTTTGACTAATAATATTATCTGTTGCTATTTCACTTTTTTTAACTTTTTCATTTTCTAAATTTAAAAGTCTTTCTTTTTCTTTGTTATATCTTAGTCTAATAGACTCAACTTCTTCATCACTTAAATTTGAAATTTCTCTAGACTCTGGATTTATTACAAATTCTTGAATTAAATCATCAATAACTTTATTAGCTTCCGTTAATTCCATTGATGTTTTATCTGCTGTATTATTTTCAAAATCTATAGAACCAATAATACCTTTCATTTTTCCTATAAATTTTTCAGAGGTAAAATCAATTTGAAGTTTTCTAACACCTGATGAAATATCTGTAGGAGTAAACTTTAATGGTTGAAGTTTATTTAAACTTTCATAATTTTTAGCAACTCTATTAATATTAGGTGTTACAACATTTAAAAAATGTTGCTCAAATAAACTATTAATCTTTTCTAAATCTCCAGGATTATTTTTGATTACTTGGTCAAAATAATTTGATGTTTGATCTACTATATTTCCTTGAAGCTCAGTAGTTTCTGAATATAAATTTGTAAACTTTAAATCATTAGAATAATCTTTAACTAAGTTAATATTTTCAGCAAAAGATATATCTAGTTTGTTAGTTACATAATTAGAAAATCTTTGAGGTGCTTCTTGTAATGTTTTATCTTTATAACTTAAAAGTTTTTGCTGTAATCCTACAATGTCTGGATTAGTACTATTTAATTCTTTTCTAGTTTCTTCTGCAATAAAGATAGATGAATTTTTGTCAAAATTATTTTGCCATTCTTTATCCATTATATCAGCTTGAAATAAAGTAATTTTTTCTGCTGTTTCTGCTAATTTACCACCAATTTGACCTAAACTTGCTGAAGATGTTTTAACTACTCCAAAAGCATTTTCTAATTGAGTTCCTCTTACACCTCTTGTTAATTCTTGTCCTCTATTCAATGCCATTATCTTTGTAAACCTCCTGCTATAGGTGTTCCAAATCTAGCTATACTTTCTCCTGGACCAATTCCTTGTGTTCTAGTTCTTGGTGCTGGATTATAATATTTGTAATAATTCCATCCATTCATAGCATAACTAGATACATCAGCTATTGCATTATAAGCAATAGACTGTTGTTCTATTTTAGCGTTTGAAATAGCTTGATCGTACTTTGTTCCAGCTATCTTTAAATTTAATCTTATATTGCCTATATCTTTTTTAGCATTTTCAGCTACATCATTTTGTATTTCTAAAAAACTTCTACTATCATCTAATATTCCAGCAGCTCCTGCTATTGCTCTATTATTAGATAATGTTTCTTCCATTACCCTTCTTCTTGCATTTTCATCTTGTAATGCTCTTAGCTCTGCATATTTTTTTTCATCTTTATATCTTGCTATATCAGAAGATAATGCAGAACTTGCTGCTTGAGCAGATGCTACTGAACTAATAGCTCCTACTCCTGCTGATATCAATAATGCTGTTTCTACGCCCATCCTAATATACTACCTCTAATGCTACACCCAATACTTTTAAAGGCAAGGGTGCTGTTTGTGTTATCTTTAATGTAGGCTCTCTATCATAACCTAAAAAGAAAAACTCTTTCTTTCCTGTTACTTTTGATAATGGAGCTGCTACATCAAAAGCTA